ATTAATAACAATCTGACATATACGATTGAATTGGTTGATGCATTTCCTATTGCTGTTAACCAGTTAGATTTGGATTGGAGTAATGATGGTTACCACAAATTAACTGTGGTTTTTGCTTACACATATTGGAAGAACAATTCCCTCAACAATGCATTGCAAAATGCTCTTACTGCTGGTATCGGTGGTGGCATATCGCAGCTTACAAAGGGAAATGGATTGGGTGGTAGTTTATTTTAATTTTTTTCGTTGATGGTTTCTATAAGTGGCTGCACAAGATCCACCACAAGTTAAATGATTTTGGTGTTTAGGTGTTTTAAATAATTTTAAACAAATTGGACATTCTTTTTCAATTCTAGAACCATTACTGTCATAAAATTCATTTAACTTTATTTTTTGATTGTTTATATGTTCTTGTGTTGGTTTTTTTCCAGTATGAGATTTCGACATCTTATTTTTAGCATTTTCAGAATGTTTTCTATCCAACATTAAGGCTTCACCACCAAAAGTCATATTATACCCCATATTTAAACTATTATATTGTTCTATAAAATATGGTTCCATAATATTGAGACAATGTTCACGGTCTTTTGACTGATATATTACTTCCCATTCAAAATTATCCCACCCATATTTTTTTATGGAATTATGGAATTTGGTATTATACCTTTTGTGGTTATGTAAGTGTGCTTTTTTTCTTTTAGGCCAAGACGAATCAAATCCTATGTAACATTTATTTGTTACTTTATTGACCGCTTTATATATAGAATAAATAGACATGAGCTGACATTCCTTTTCAATGTTAGAGTGTGTGCAGACGGCAATCTGGCGACACACATATATTTATATTTAGGAGATTTTATAATGCCTTTACCTAAGATTGATGTTCCAGTTTACGATTTGACATTACCGTTATCAAAGAAACATATAAGATATAGACCGTTTCTTGTAAAAGAACAAAGAAATTTGTTGATGGCTTTAGAAGCCAATGATACAAAAACGATTGAACAGAATATTCGCCAGGTACTTATTAATTGTACCCTTGGTGATATTGACGTTGATTCATTACCAGTTACTGATGTGGAATATTATTTCATTCAACTCCGTGCAAGGTCTGTTGGTGAGGTCATTGATAACAAATATAAATGTAACAATGAAGTGGACGACAAAGAATGTGGCAATATTATGGATGTTAAAATTAACCTATTGGATATTAAGGTTGATGTAAATCCGGACATAAAAGATGAGATTCAAATAACAGATAAAATTGTTATTAAGATGCATTATCCACAGTTCTCTGTAATCAAACGTTTTACAGAAGAATTGACATCAGCTGATATCGTGTTTAATATGATTGCTGAATCTATTGATTACATCTTTGATGGTGAACAATATTACTATGCAAAAGAATCAACACCAGAAGAATTGGTAGATTTTGTAGAATCGTTGAGTCAAGAACAATTTAGTAAGTTAGAAGAATTTTTCAATAACTTACCAAAACTGAACAAACAAGTGAAAATGAAATGTTCGAAGTGTGGATTTGACCACGCTATTGACGTTGAAGGGCTTGAAAGTTTTTTCGGCTAATATTTCGGCATGATAATTTAGAAAACTATTACCGTACTAACTTTGCATTGATACAACACCATAAGTATAGTCTAGCGGAACTTGAAGCGATGTTACCATGGGAACGTGAGATTTACGTAGCCATGCTGATTCAATATATTGAAGAAGAAAACGAAAAATTAAAACAAAAAAGAGCTGAAGGTCGCAGGTAATGGCAAAAAAAGACAATTCACAGTTTGATAAGGCCAAACAGGAAAAACCAAAACTACAACCATTGATATCAGTTAAGACATTTAAATCTTTACAAGATATTAAAAATGGTGATAGTTTTGAAGAGGCCTTACGCAAACTGTATCTGTTAATGTGGGAAAATCTTTCTACGGATAGAGAACAACAAGAAATTGATGGACTATTCGAGGAAGAGGCTGAACGCAATAAGGCTAGACAACACCAACAAATTCTTGAGGCACTTTTCTCCCTTAAAGAAGATAAGAGATCCAGACAAAAAAAGCGTCAAGAAGAAAGAAAAGAAAAAAAGGCAGAAGAAAAGACTGCCAAAGAAACCAAAAAAGCAGAAGCACCTAAGAAGACTGAACCGGCTAAGAAGACTGAACCGGCTAAGAAGACTGAACCTGCCAAAAAAACAGAAGAACCAAAAGGTAAAGGCGAAACGCCTAAAACCGAGGCACCCAAAGAAGCTCCTAAAACTAAAGCCGAAAAACCTAAGGAAGCACCAAAGACTGAGGCGCCTAAAGAAGCACCTAAAGAAGTGCCTAAGACGGCTGAAAGAGTTGAAAAACCTTCCCCACCAGAAAAACAGGAAATTCCTAAACAAACAGCTGAAGCGGTAAAGAAAGAAGCTGCACCTGCACCTAAACCTTCTGCCGAACCTACTGTTAAACCTCCTTCTGTGTCATCAAAAGCCACAACTATTGCAAGAGCTGCTACGGGAGCATCTAAGTTGGCTGGTCCTGCAGCTGCAGTTGCCGTTGCAATAGGTGGATTAGGTGTAACAAATGCATATGCAAAACAAGCAATAATTGCGACATCCGCAAAAGAATCTGGTTTAAATCCACAATCAAAAGAAGATGGTGCTGATCCTTATCTAAAATCTCTAAAAACTAGAGGTATTGATTACATATGGAAAGTTTTTCCTCAATTGAAACCTGGTGGTAGACTCGCAAAACAACTGAATATGCCGAATGGTGTTCCAGCCGAATATTTAGAGAAAGAATGGTCTAAAGGTGATGAAGCTTTCTTTAATATGTTGTATGATGGATTGAATACAAATAGTAAACCTGGTGATGGATACAAATACCGTGGCCGTGGTTTAATTGCAATGACAGGAAGATCCGTATACCGAGATGTTGGTAAAATTATTGGTGTAGATTTGGAAGCTAATCCTGATGCTATAACACAAGATATGGATATCGCTTCTAAAGCCGCAGTCGGTTATCTTGCTATGGTTTTAGGTGGAAAACAAGGACCTAAGAAAGGTTTTGAAATAATGAATAGTTTTACAGATGCCGATATGGCACTAAAAACTGTTCTTAGAGCTGTTGCCGGCCTTGGCCATAAAGAATCAGAATTTGATATAGAAGGTTCTCATTTACAAGAACAATATAGAAAAGCTTCACCTTTTCTGGAGTTAGGATCTGCAGCTGCAAACAATACAGGTTCTCAATTAGATTCTAGTTCTAAAGAGAATAAAGACCTTAAGAAATCGGGAGCACCTGGTGTTACTGTCATCAATAATACCAATAACAATATTGTCAAAGGTGGTAATCAAGAAACGGTTATAATGAAAAAACCGAACGACAAACCACAATTATTACAATAAGGATAATAAATGGCTAAAATGTCATATCAAGAAGCAAATTACATAAAAGGTGCCAGCCTTGGTAATTTAATTGAACAAAATTTACGTTCGGGTAAAGGTTTAATTGGTGCCACCCGTGGTGCAATTAGTCAGAGGATGTCTGCCAAAGCCACAGGTATCAGAGAAAAACTTGATCCGTTAAACTTGTTTAGATTCTTATCTGGTGGTAATCCATTGGCATTTAGATTGTTAGGTGGCCGTGCATTTGGTCGTTTGACCGGTAGAAATGATAGAGATGTTGACTATTTTGCTGGTGGGCCAGGATCAAAGAGAAGAAAGAAAAAAGCAGAACCTTTTGTTGTGCACAAAGTTAGTAGACGAATTACACCAATACAAAGAGATGATACCATGGCTGATGGTTTATCTAAATTGTATGCATTAATCAAATCATCTTTTGAAGAAAAGATTAGAAAATCTGAATTACAAAAAGATTTTGAAGGAGATAAACAAGCCAAAGCACAAAAGAGACACGATGAGTTATTGAAGGCTATTTACTCAATTAATGGTAGAAAACCAACTGCATCCAGAGAATCCGATGATGAGGATGATATGTCTTTGCTTGATAAAGTTAACGAACTTTTTTCCTATTTGGATTCTCTTAAAAAAATGGCTGCATTTCTTGCAACTCCTGAAGTATTAATATTGGGAGCTATAGCTGCATCTGTATCAGTAGGTGCTATTGGTGGTATTTTCTTTCGTGATAAGTTTGAAAAATCCCAAGAAGTGAAAGCACAAGCTGAGGGGGGTGAAAAAGCAGTCACAGCTTTAAAACAAACACAAGCAGCCAATCAATCATCAACTGGTTTGCCTAGTATAGGAGATGAAGGTTATGATAAGGCTAAAAATGAATATGATACAGCTGTTAAACAAAAACAAGAGATAGTTGGCCAAATAATGGCCAAAAAGGGTTACAAAAGGTTTGAACAAACTATTTTAGGTAAACCACAAGGCAAATACACTTTTGAAGATGCACAAGGAAATCCTCCGTCCGCCGAATTATTGAAACAAGCCAACGATGAAGCCGATGCACAATTATCTAAAAGTAAGAGTGTTTCTACTCCAGTAACTCCAATAACTCCTACAGCTTCTCCTGTAGAATCACCAGCACCTTCTGTAAAATCAAATAATACGACACCAACAGCAACGCCTGCACCTTCAGTAAGTCCAACAGGTGCCAAGGCAGTCGAAGCAACCAATGAAAATATGGTTGCACAAAACGAATCATTGAGTAGTGGTGAACAGATTGTGGTGAATAATCAAACTAAGAACACCTCCGCTGGAGGTAAAGCACAATCATCAGCAATTGGTGAGACAGCTGTACGTAATGATGATGATTCTCTGATGAAGGTACAGAAACAAAGTTTACGTGGAGTATAAAAAACCCACCTTGCGGTGGGTTAAAACTCTCCAGAAGACACTTAAGAAGAAAGAGTTTTAGATTACTTCGTAGTCTTCCTTACCTACGCCACATTCTGGACAAGTAAAGTCTTCTGGCAAATCTTCCCACTTACCTTCTACTTCCTCATCGTGTTCATGGCCGCATACGATACATACGTGTAATTCACTCATTTTCATAGAGCCTCCAATACTTTTGTATATGCTTCAGCGTGACGTTTCTCTACTTTTGCCAGAGCCGCAAATCTTGCTTCTGCTTTCTCTAGTATTTCAATAAACTCACGTGCGTGTTCTTTACTCTCGGTGATTTGTTCTTCGGCTTCTTTAGCCGCTTCAATGTTACCTTCACTTTCAGCAATTGCTTGAAACTGTGGATACATTTGTGTGAACTCATATGTTTCACCTTCAATGGCTTTTTCCAAACACTCTTTAGTATTTGGTTTACCAATCAACAATTCTAGGTGACCCCAGGCGTGTTTGATTTCTTGGTCGGCTGTATGTTCAAAGTGCTTTGCAACATCTTCGAATCCTTCTTCCCTTGCAATCTTTGCAAAGTATCGGTACTTGATATGTGCCATCGACTCACCGGCCAATGCACTCTCAAGATTTTTTAGTGTAACACTCATTATAACTCCTTGTAAAAAATGATAAGCAACCACATGGATTACTTATCATAGTTTATCACAATTTCACATCAAAATCTAATTGATTTTTTCTATAATCATAATATTGTAGGACTAAATCAGTCTTCAGCCAACTTGGCAAAGTATGCCATGTCATCATCGTCTTCAGTAATCTCAGGTTCAGCAACTTTCTTAGGAG